GAAAAGTAAAGCTTGGTGTGGTCGGCCGAGAAGTCCCACGTATTGGTGCTGCCTACTCCAGCCGCCCCGAAATCAAAAAGCTGATCGAACCCGGTGATGGTCGTGATGTCATGCGCCGTTGTCATGATGTACCGCCGAATCACAGTACCGGAGGTATCAATAAAGAGACTGAATCCATCGAGGCTGAACCGAGCCATGTATTCGCCGGGGCCGGTCAGCGCTGTAAACCCCCCGATCCCAGGACCAAGCCCGCCCGAAATATCGTAGGGAGCCGATGAATGATCGAAGGTATCTACCCTCCGAAAACTGGAGAACCAACGACTGAGAAATGTCAGCTTGGTGCCGTTGTCGTGCCACTCCATGCTGCGGTTCAGCGAGGTGTTGCGGAGTATATTGCCGCTGTTGACCCATCCAGTGAGTTGCCACGGCGCCGGCAGATCGTACTGGTGCGTGTCGTTGCCACTGACCGATATGGTCCAGTGAGTCCATGCCCGTAATCCATCAGGCCTGAAACGAACGTCACGCCTGCTGCCGCCCGGTGTGCTGAAAGGCTCCGGGGTAACGTCATCTGACTTGAGTGCGTACTGGTCGGCGTCTTCAGCGAACGCGAATTCGGTACTGACCGCATCAATCGAAAGACACCTTATCGCGAACCCGGTGAACAGCCCGTCTCCTGGTCGAAAAAAGAGCGTTCCACCTGACAGGTCCCGCTCCGGCGCCGGCCGCCACAGCGCCACCGGATCCTCGATCTCAGGCAGTGATTCCTGCGGGTGCTTTCCCTCGTACCATGCCGGGTCAACGACAAGGCTCGGGTAGTAACCGTCCGACACCATGTCCTGGAGCAGCATTTTCCTGCCTGACCTGGCGCATTCGCCTACCGCAAATTTTCCCTTGGCGTAGCGCTTCGGCACGTGTTCACCTCAGCATCCGACGTCTTGATCCGCCGCTGCCTAAAGCTCGAGCCATGCCACCTCTACGGGCCGGCGGTCCCTGCCTGCCAGCAACGCGCTGCGCGACATTTTGTCCTCGCGGCTTAGCAAGTGCTGCAGGTCCGGCCGCTCTCGACCTCTGCATTGCGGCTTGCTGCTGTGCTCCCGACATGGCGCCAGGTAAACCAGTAGGTCTGGCCGCTGCTTGCCTCATGACCTGCGACCTGGCGCCGGCCGTTGCCTCCTGCAGTGCCGGCGTACCGCCGCCGCCCCGACTTGCGAATCCGAACGTGCCGGCACCTGGTCGTGGCTTACCCGCACCGCCTGCCGGGCCACCCATCACCCCACCTCTCGGCATCCCGCCACCAGGAACAGCAATCTGCGCCATACCTCGTCGTGGCTTTTGGCCAACCCTTGGCGGCATGCCGGGACCGCCAGTCGTGGGATTCCGGCCTGACATCCCTCCACGCGCCTGCTTGAATCTGTCCATCGCTTGAGAAACCATGCTCGCACGGCCTCCTCCAGCCGGCTTCACTGGGCCTTGAGAGCCTGGCGCACGCCGCAGCTTCGGACCAGGGTTGTAGCGCGTACCCTTGCCTCTGGCTTGCTGCATCGCTCGGCCGATCATGCCAGACCTGCCGCCCCCGGTTGGATTCCCACCGCCACGCCTCGCCTGTGCTTGATCGTGCATAAGGTTCTTCATTGATCGTGAAAGTGCCATTACGGTCTCCCGTGTAATCTTGAGTAGTTCGCCGATATCACCAGCGGTGCGGTGTCCCTGTCTTCATCGTGGGCCAACACCCACTCTTTGTCGGCAAGTCCCTGAAGTCCTGGGAATTTTGCCTCGTTGTATTTCAGCGCCACCCTGGCAGCCAGGTCGGAAACGAAGGCCTCCTGAAATCTGAATGGAATATCGAGCGTGTTCTGCGCGTTGCCGACATCCTGGACCTGCTTGTAGACATTCATGATGATGATGTCGGTCGTGTTCTCGCCGGCCAGCCAGAAGAACACCTGGACATTGTTAACGCCGATATCAGTATCCCGGCGCCGATCCACGAAGTATCTGTCCGGTCGCCCGATGAGGTTTTTGTCATGCAGGATCAGGTAGTCCTCTCTCGAGATCGGATAGATTTCGGTGTCGACGTCGTTCCTACGCACCACCGCACTCTGCACCTCGATGGTGCCAACAGGCAGATCGAAGCTCACCTCACCGGGCGTGACCGTGTGCTCAATTTGTTCGAACGTCCACTGCCTGTGCCCGCGGTTGGACCAGGACGACAGCATGAAACCACACGAGCGCCTGATCGATATGATGTGCTCGCCCGTGATCTCCTGCAGGTTCATGCCGGCGCGCTCGACCGCCTCGTCACAGATCACCGCCAGGTTCGGGTCGAATAAAAATGAGCCTGTGGTCGCCATCTGTTATCCCCCAGTTACGAGTACTGGTGCCTGATCTCCGCCAGTGCCCAGTCACCAGTCAGATTCGTGCCAGCCGCAGTGTCTCTTATGAATTGGAACTGCGTTAGCAGACCTGCTGTGAGGCCAAAGAACGCCAAAGTGAACCCTAGCTGATCGTATTGGAAAAACTCGTTAGTCGGAATATTGAAATCGCCCGAATTCACCTGTGCAAATGCTCCTGCAACCGCTCCGTTATCCGGAACTTGCCGAATTGCAAGCCGTGTTCCTATCTGACGAGCACCTGCTGGCGCGGTTTCAGCGCGACCTATGAAATCTATCGTGAAGCTGGTCGCGCCATCAGGAATGACGTGCTGCCAGCCAACACCCTCTCTTGTCGTGGGGAGGTTAGATCCATCAAACAGCAGTACCCTTAACGCGGCGCTGTTTGTGTCCGCGACTGGGCCACCTGGCGGAGTGGTTTCTAACCAGCCAGCAGAGCCGAGTAGCAAGTTATCAACGTCGTAATGGAACTCTGGGAATGTCACACCCACAGCTGGCGATGGATCGCCAACCGCCACGATCGCCACCTCGGTATTCTGACTAGGCGTAACGCCCTGCTTTACGACCTGGTCAATGCCAAAGGTGCGAAAGGTCCCACTGTCGGTGTTCGAAGAGATCTGGACAACAATGAAGTTGTCAGAGTTCGACCGGTCCTGGATGTAGAGAAACGAGCCGACACCCAGCTGGTCGAGAAAGTTCGCCATGTCGGTGCCATCGTCATTGGTCTCATGCAGGAAAATTTGACCCGCCGCCTCCGGCGGGTCAGCGCTGAACCTGAGTTGCCCAGTCGCTGGAGGCGAGTTGGTCTCCGTGCGAAACCTCCACGTGCCAAGGCCGGCGACTGGTGCGCCTGCAGAAGGTCCACCACCAATGTCGCCAGATGTGAGTCCTTCGAGGCCTCCGCCACCGAGACCCATGACTAGGACGTCCTTGGAGAGGCTTGTACGACCTCAAGGTCGACGGCCCGGCCCGTTCCCGTCAAAGTCGCATTCGATTTCAGTCGAACCGCCCTCACCGGGAAGGCGAGATTGCCGGTCGTGTCCGCGACTATATTCACCATACTGTCGTGATCGAAGACGTTGATCTCAGGGAAGAACAGTCCGAACTCGTCCCTGACATGCTGACTGGTGCCTGCCGTTGGGGCATTACCCCGGCGATCCAGGATGTTCGACAGCGTCAACTCGACAGTCAGATCGGCGGTGAAGCCCAGAGGGACCGTGATTCCGAGAGCTACATCGAAATCAGCCACCATATAATCGAGCGGCAGCCAACCAGTCGACACCACAGTGCCTGTGCCGGCCTGAACATTCCCCACCGTATCGTCATCGACCTTGATCGACGTCACTGTCGCAAATGGCATGACCGTGGACGTCGTGCTCGTATCCACGCCCTGCACAGCCTCGACTCGCTGGTTGCCCTTCGAGTCAGTACCCGTGACAACGAAGACTCTGGCCCTATCGTCGTCATTGAAGGTAAGCGTCACCTGGCGTGGAATGTCCATGGTCGCCACGCCACCAGTGGCAAGGGTGCCATTGATGGTTAGCTCCTGAACACCTCCGGCTGCCGGTGTCTGTACCAGGGCGACGGCGTCATTGTCACCAACGACGTAGGGAGCGATGCTTAATACTCTTGGACGCATGACGTCCTCCTTTTCAAATTAAATTGGCGACGGTACCTGGCTGGGATCCGTATAGTTTGGCTGGACGCCTTCCTTCGTAAGATCGGGTATGTAAAGCACCGAGAACGTCTGATTCTCATCAGCCGGGTTAATTGCCGCTCGAGGACTGGAATTCGTTGCGGTCTGAGGGTCACTGTTTCCGCCGCTAAAAGCATATCCAGCATCCAGCGGCCCACCTCCGATTTCGATTCCAAACCGTAAGGGGTTTGACGTTCCCGGCAACGTCACTGATCGCATCCGCAAACCACGCGACCCAACATTAGTAACACCAACTATAATCGTGCTGGCCGTATCGTCATCGACAAAAATCCGATCCACTGAACAGAAATGCTTGCTAGTCGAACTGCTCCCGGCACTCGCACCAGGCATTTCGTGAGCTTGCGGCCGACCATTGGCATCCAATCCAAGAACCGTGAACGTCCTGCCAGAATCATTGCCGATCGAGGCGATTCTGACCTGGGTGCAGTACGGCAGGATCGCAACGCCGT